GCCCCCGCCCCCGCCCCCGTACCCGTGCCCGTCCCCGCCCCCGTACCCGCTAAGTGCAAATAAGGACAATCGAGCATCCACCGGGAAATTTGAAAGAACTAATTTTTTAGCTAACTTCGGGAGAACATCCTCTAACCATTGTAAATCAACGTATGAAAATTCATCGAATGGCTTCCCTATACTTTGTGAACATGCCCCTACTGCCATTATTTCATTGTATAGATTAGGTGTTAATTCCATGGCTCTGATTCCCATGCTTTTACAGCTTCATCAGAGGCATCAAGTATAGCTGTGACATTAAATAATTTGACTGAAGACACCGCCCCCCCTATCTTACACTGTTCATTTGGTCCTTGAGAAGCCAACCCCATAAATCCATGAAGGGAATTATGCCAATAAATACAATTTCTACACTGGGTTAATGTTATTTCATCTTTTGTTTGTGGTTTATCGCTATCGATATACCCAAAAAATACTCCATGGTTACCCGTTGTTACTACTACAGCTTTCATCAAGTTTCTCCTTCAGTTTGTCCTTGCACTTGTCACACAACCAAAACGCTAGTGATTTAAAATGGAAACCATTCAGCCAGGGGTGGTACTTTTGGCATTCAGAGCATCGCCCCTCATTAGGTTTGAATGTCTGTCGTTTAGCTATTCTCACTTGCCTTCCTTAAAAATATCCCAGCCTGCATTCTCTAGTCGTTCTCTTGCGGCCTTTGTATACTCGGGGCAGACCTCAAGTCCGTAATAGTTTCTATTATTTAATTGGCACGCCTTTGCCATAGTACCGGTACCCATAAACGGGTCGTATACTATATCTTCCTTTTGTGTGTGAGCTAAAAGGAGTCTGGTTGCGAGCTCCAACGGTTGACAAGATACCCCACGCCCCTGGATGTAGCGACGAGACTTATCATTTCCAGGGACGCGGGGGAGCGACCAGACCGAGCCCGGGCAACGACCCCGCTGGTCTGCTCTGGAGTCACCCGCCGTAAGCCGCTGTGACCTAGTAGCAACGGCTTGCCAGTGGAACTCAGGTGACCCCTGTTTATAGATTAAGATGTTGTCGTGGGAGGGTACGAATCTTTTACGGGTGTAAGTACCAAAGTCATAGTGCCATATAATTTCTTGAACGAAGTCGAGGCTCGTGTAACGCTGCATGAGACGCTCATATATGGGGCGGATAAGAGGGGAGAGGCATATGACAAAGTATGAGTCGTAGGCGAGTTTGGTTTCTGCATTTTTTACCCAATCGAGTGAAAATTGAAAATATTGTATGTCAGTTATCTTATCGTCTGCGTACCCCTCATTCTTACCCAGGTTTCTGGGGGGATCAGCGTAGATGAGCTTGGCCTGTATTTTATAAGGGCAACGGCGAGCGTCGCCTACTGTTATGAACATGGTACTTCCTTTACTCCTAGAATTTGATCCGTATTAGCGGGGGACCGACTTCGGGCTTTTACCGCTAGGCGTGTATATACCGGCCGGTCAGCGGTACCTAGCTTTTTATAAATATTATGCGTTCTTCGGAATTTCACCGCTGACTGAATTCAACCCGCGAACTATTCACAACGGGAAGCCACCATAGGTACCAGACCTATATGTATTGTTGACTGGTTACCGGTCAGTTTCTGTATCAGAGCTCTGCTCTGATACATTATCCTTCACAGCTACATCGAGGAACTTCTTTACTTCCTTTGCTATATCCTCTTCTTTAGGAGCCATCTTAGGGTTGATGTCACCTTCAAATGGAGTGTATTTTGTAACATTCGTGTCGTGTTTACCGAGTGTCTGGTGACCGAATGTAAAGACTGTAGTAAACGGGAGGTTAGATGGTGCCTCTCGTTGGTCAATGGGTGTGTTCATTATTATAAATGGAATGGACGCCATCCGTGGTATGGCGGTATTCGGGTGCCAAACACACCACTTACCATAATCAGGGAGATAACATAGGTAACTGACACCGTATCTGGAGTCGTTCTCGGGCCATGACCGATGAATTGATTTGATTTTGGCGGAGATCGGTGACTCTCGGTCATAGGTTTCCTGAACTTTTACCCTATTCTGGAACAACATAGCGTGCCACCGCATAGCGGCGACTATAACAGTGATGGATTTTTCCAACTGTTCATCACAGTAATAATATTTTAGTTGGCAGAGATCTTTCTTGGCCTCGTCTTGCATCTCTGAACCAATATACTTTAGTGGTGTGTGCCAAGGTTTGTCTCGCATCTCATTCAGAACTGAGCTTGGATTAAATGGTGCTATTTCAGATTCATTGTTCGTTGTCATAGAAATTCTTTCTTGTATTTACAGCTAGGTTAAAGGCAAGTAAACATTGATCTAAATAACCGGCGAGTATAAAATCTGGAGTGTTACTAATATTTTCCATAGAGCGTCTATTGATTAAATCTTTTAATTCCTCCTCAAAAGTAGGATTATAGGTACCGGCTTCTATTGCCGCTCGCCGGTGTTGTCCTAATTGTGTCATTGTGTTTCTCCAATAGTGGGCACTTTTTAGTCATACCCAGGACTATGGGTGCTTTTATAAAGTCATCACTAGGACTTAATGCTACAGAGTCGGGATGTCGATGCCCTTCTGTGCGGCCAGTTCCTTATATTTGGCCAATTCAGCGAGTGCATCGTCGCGTTCCTTGTTTGCCTTAGTGGTCTTCTCAGCGGCAGTGGTCTTTGTTTTCTTCTTCTTCTCACGCTGGAGTCTGGACTCCGGGTCCATTCTTAGAATGTAATCGAAGGAATCCCGAAGCTCCAGGAGTGCTTCGTATGCGGGGACGGTTTGGGTTGAGTCCTCGCCGAGTGCTTCGAGTTTGTCGTTGACTTCCTCCCACTTGGCGATGGTTTCTTTGAGAGGACGATAGGTGGGCATCAGGTCTTTACTGACTGTGGTATGACCCTTAAGGAATGCTTTCTTTGACTCTTGAGCCTTTTCCGCGAACTGGTCAACGGGGAGATCCCTAGCATACTCTAGGAGCTGTGCTTGTAGACCGGGATACTTCTTTTCTGTGCATCTTGCCAGCTCATAGGCAGCGGACATCTTAATGTCACCAGCCTCTACCATCTTCTCAGCCTCGGGGATTAAATTCTTTAATCCACCGATGGAGCTCAGTTCCTGGACTGTGATGCCAAAAGTTCTGGCGAGTGCTTCCCGGTCGATGTTGGGGTCGTCGGCCATGAGAAGCCGGATACAGTTAACTTCATCAGATTTCTTAGGTTTGATCCGATGCTTATTGAGGCTCATTTGGAGTGCCCAGCATTCGGTGTCCGTCATAGGCCAATCGGCGACCATCACCGTTAGATGAGTGAAGCCTGCTAATTCGGCTGCTTTAAGTCTGTTAGCACCATCTATAATAGATAGAAATCCTGGAATAAGGTTCCCTTCTTCATCCTTAGGTTTACGACAATGCGGGGGTACGTGTACTCCCTGGGTTTTGATTGCGTATGCAAAATCTTTAAATTCTTGGGAATCTAAATCCACCGCCCTGTAGTTTACGGCATCTACCATTAATTTATCAATGGGCATTCTTTTAGATTTAAATTCACCGCGAACCAGTCCACCTACATCTGCTTCTACAACTGTCATGATAAAATCCTTATCCCCCGTAATTACGGGGTCACTTTAAAATATCCGTAAACGTATACGGATTTCTTCTCTACTATAAGTGTACCATATTGGTTGAAGGTATGCAAGAGAAAAATAAAAAAACTTTTGTACAGAGTGGCTTTAAATGTCGTTTTCAAAGTGGCGGTTTGTTCCGTCTGATAATGGAACATTCAGGGCGATTGTGGTACAGAAATACAGTGATAGGTTGCCGGATTCCAGTGTTGCGGGATTATGCTAAATTTAGACTGTATATTTATATTAAAAGAAGATAAGAATGAATGAACTATAGTTATATTGATAAGAGTAATTGAGAAAGAAATAGTAGAATACAGTATGCTAGTTGAGAATGAGTTCATTCGGTCCTTCATTCTTTTGACCGCTGACCGGTTAGAGGTGTCCCCTCAGTGGCTCTGAGGATTGCAGCGGTGCTCTGTGTTGGCCGTTCACCGGTCGGGTGGGTGGATATAGGTATCAGAGGCTTAGAATGGATTTGTAGTTATCTACAGATAACTTTTAAAGTATAAATTCTATTAACTTATCAGTGAATTTTAAAATCCTAGTAAGGGCATCTATGGCTATTTCTTTTGAAATTAAAGATTCTTTACCACAACAAAAACATTGACAATAATATGTGTCAACGGTTCTCTTGTACCGGATGCCATGACCGGTCGGTTTGTCTGTGCAACAAAGACGAGTGAATTGTATTTGTTCAAGAGGGTCCATTAGATCAGCCCCAATTCTAAAAACCATGACTTACAACCATGCGGACACGTGCCGTCATGTTCAACGATGCAGCCATCAGTGGCTTCGCAGACCGAGTCCATTGCCCATTCTTCTAGTTGTTCCTCGCTTGGTTCCTCCTGTGGACTTGGTTCTTTGGGCAATATAAATTTTTGCCCGTGACCGGTGCCTAGTGTGCAGTTATGAGCATTGAACATTTTTTGGCACATATTCGCCCAACCCAGCCTTGGGATACGTGCGTCATACTGTGCTTCATGCTCGTCTTGGCATAGGTCACAAGTCGGCCACGGTTTCGGTTTCTGTACTTCGGTGCTCATCGTCCGTACTCCTTAAAGATTCTTTCACAATACTCCGCTGCTGCATTTTTAGATATAAGATCCTCACAGATTCTGGTTGGATTTTCACATGCTACGTATACATTAGGTTCTGCTTTGAATTTACCGTTGTGTTTTGTGATTGTGCCGTATAACTTCGGCCGTGGTCTATCATCGGACCACACCTGCCATTCACCCTTGGTTATCTTGTCTATTGTCATTCCATGTACTCCGGTCCTAGGTATTCATCCCAACACTCATCGGAACAAAGACCCGTTACAAGTTGTTCCCGTTGAATTGGTGTTGCGTTTGGGAACTCATGCTGGACGAGTTTGTCTGGATGTTTGGGGTTGAGAACTGTATTGTAAGTTTTGCTACAATTAGGACACTTTCGTTCCATATTTTTCTCCTTGTAATATCCATAATCACAGGCTTGGTCGCCATGCCACAGATCATGGTGCGTGGCAACATTCCACACTTAGATAGTCGATGTCATTATCGGGGTATGTTGACCCCCCTAGGACGAACCTAAATCAACCAAGCCTGTGATTACAGATATTAAATAAGGTCTATAGGGTATAGCCTTTCCGTGTCTTGCGAGGTGGGTCTCGTCTGATTGCTAGTTTCTATACCCCTGCATAGCTAGCTTGCATATAGACCAATGTTGTTGGGCGGTGTACGCCACCCCTGCACTATAGCGTAGCACTCTTACTTGCGGGGTTAGCCCTAGTGGTTGGCTAGTAGACTCGCTTACTTGCTCGCCTAGGGGGTTAACTTAGGGGTGTTAGTTTTATAATTGTCCACAGCTGTATGCCTGCATTCAAACAGGCCCATTGTTGAGCGTGTTCGCTATCTTCAAAAGGCCCGTGTATCGTTTGTATACCTGTAAAAAAGTCGCCTATGAGCACTACACATTTTTCCATAACTTACTCCAATCTGCGAGCAAGCAAGTAAGCGAGCCTACTAACCAAATATAAGCGGTGTGTGTCTCGTAACGGGGACGGCCCTGATTGTGGTTAGTCGGCCAGATTCTTGTAAAAATCCAGAACACGTGCTCTGGACATATCCCTTGTGGTTTCCTTGAAACTCTTGAGCATTGGGCCAGCCCCTTGTCTTTCATGGTCACGGAGAATCTCTGAGATTGCCTTGACCATTGTAGGGGAGTGCCCTGGTTTGGGGTTTAGGTGCGTGAGAATCCACTTCTGCTTCAAGTGGACATCCGCTGGGGTATCACACAGCGTCTTGAAATTGGTTTCCATGCTATCGCCAATTCCCTTTAGCCAATCACCAAAACTGGCATACTTTCCTTGGAGTTTCTCTTTCCAGAGTCGGTGACAAGCATATACAGCGGATTCTTCGGGATTCTTAAGTAACAAGAACATTTCGCATAATGCCAATTGAGCGGCTTCAGCGATTTGCTTGCTTGTTACTTCCGGTTTCGTCTCGGTCGTGGTCGTGGTCATAGTTTTCTCCATTGTAAGAAACTAGGACCGTCCCAATTACGAGACACACACCGCGTTGTATCGTCGTAGGACCGGGTTGTACCGGTATCGTACGGATACAGCTTGCTCTTAGATCGGCTACTCGACAGACGGAGAGCTTGCACCGTCAACGCTCAGACATGGACCGGCCAACTACCCGGAATGCCTTGCACGCGAGCCTTGCACGTATCGACACTTACGTACCGTTTACCTAGCTTAATTGTAGGCCGTCAGTTATCTAGGCGATGGCGAGCCATCGCATTATGCAATCGTACCTTTACACGTCCTTTACCGTAGGTCGGCATACACCGTATCTGCTTGTGCAGATAACTTCGGACGCATTCCTGTACCAGCTCGCCATTGACGCGGTATTTCCGCACCACTAAAATAGCTTGGTACTGACCGCTTTTCTTCAATTCCGTAAAGTGCTTATCAGCCGCACTTGCGGACGTGAATACTCTGCGATTCAATGGCCGTCGTGAGTATGCCGACACGCATAGCGTGTCGCTCATCGCATATATTCTCCGGTAACTATCTTAAACCGCCACAATGGCGGATTGTCCACAATAGCGGGCATTATTGGTCTGGTAGCGTATCAGCCTTAGCCTTAGCCGTATCGCCACTTGCAACCCGCCCGCCTTTGGGTGGCTAATGGTAACATCATACGTGGCACCGATTCGGATTCACACCACGCATGGCCATGCCATGCCCCTTTAATTTTTTTGACTGCCGAGCGAAGCCGGTTTCAACCGGTTGTTCGCTCCGTCGAGATACACCTTGCACTTGGCGTGCCAACCGATGTAATCGAGCCTAAAAGACCTTTAAACCGCGATATTATCGGACGTTGAGAGTGTACGATTATCAAACAGGGTCACGTCCGATAATATCGACGATTCAAAGGCTATATCCATTTATTATCGGACCTGTGGGTCATATCACGCTATCAACTGGGTCATATCACACAACGTCCATATAAGTTTGTTAGTTATCGGACGCATCCTCGATTCAAGCCAATCAAGTACGTTATTATCGGACCATGATCATAGTCCGATAATATCTGTAGCGTGATATGACCCAATTCAATTTAGCTTTAATTGCTGGGCGAAAGATTATATACTTGACAAATTAGTGTTTATGGTGTATACTATATATATACAGTGATTGCCTGGAGGTCTTGGCAATTAACAATTGTAAATTATCCATAAAGGCTAAAAGTCTGTCTATACAGATAAAAAGCGCTTTTTTTACTATTAACACGATAATATAGTATTGATATGATAATGTTCGGATGCGATACGCTATGGTTATCGGACGTTGCCGACCGGCGACCGGTCAGTAGGTCCGATAACCTATGGTCCGATAACCATTGACCGGTCGGCGTGGTCCGTTAACCATGCGGCGACCCATGCCTTGGGACTCCGAACGTGCTCATGGGTATATATACCAGGGGATCGGAATCGACGCTATTTCTACCGACCGGTCACCATTGACCATTTAGGAGTCCCATTAGGGATTTTTAAGGATTTTAAAATAGACGCCGCCGACCGGTGACCATCCTCCGTTACCCCCTCCTGGTCACCGGTCGGCAAACTTAGTAACTGTGTGAAACCTCGATGATTATAACAGGTTGTTGTCGATCAGGGACTACTTCAGTTGCAAACGCCCTCAGACTGCTGCATGAAGTACAATTTACGCCATACAGAGATTGGCATAATCTCAGTGAGCTCCATCAGAAGCTCCGTGGAGAAGTCAGCCATATAGCAGCACCATTCGCTGAGACACTTTTGAATGATTGGAATGTAAGTGTAGTACACTTAATTAGACACCCGATAAAAGTTATAAATTCTCTCATTGGGATTGATTTCTGGAACACTAATCACCACAGATTACACAGAGCATTTATAGAGAAATTCACCGATATCCCTACTAATCTTGATCCCATAGAAAAGTCTATGGAATACTGGTACCAGTGGAATAAAAAACTTTCTGATTTAAAACTCACACGTATACGTGTGGAGGATATTGTTAACCTCCCCCGATTGAATGGTTCACGGCGAGCTACCATCCCTACATGGGATGAGTTGCCTAACAACCATAATATTCGTATCCTTGCGGAACAATACGGCTATGAGTAATATACTACCCCGTGATTCTAAGGTAACCTCTGACCAACAGTCTTACAGGACTGTGGCCGATTTTAATCTTGTACGAAAATTAATGCAGGAGAATGCTCTATATGAGATTCCCCAACACCTGAGAGAAACTTTAATTGAACAGTCTGGTACTGTACTCCAGTCAACCAAGAGCACTGACGCCGAAAAGTTATCGGCAGCCAAACTCCTATTAGAAGCCGACAAGCGTAATATTGATCTGATTAAAACTATAATCCCTAAAAAGGTGGAGCACTTCAATGCCAGAGACGCCACCGATGCCGAACTCGTTGAAATCATCCAAGACGCCCAAGGACGACTTAGCATACCTGACAACGGAGGAACTTTGGCAGGAACTGGCCAAACGGTTTCAAACTGCGGTTCTGATCTATGAGTCACCGGCTAAGATTCCTGGTCAGATATGTTCAGATGTTAAATGGAATTGTGGACAAGCTGCATTTATAGGACTCCTAGCCTGGGCACAGAAACACGCTGATTTAGTTTTTAAAGATATCTATGACGCAGACTAGAAGGAGTGACAATGGCTAAGAAAAAAGTTGACCATGTAAAGGCTAATGCTAAAAGACAGATAGCCTCTGATAAAAAAGTGGTTGCACATGCGAATAGGTTTATAAAAGAATTGGGAAAAGTAAAAACTGATACTACTAAGGGACGACAAATAAATATTAAATTTTGGGGGCCGGTTATACATGCAACAGCCGCAGGTAAGGATGCAGCTTTGAAGCGTATAGCCAAACACGAAAAAACTCTTAACCCTAAACCTAAGAAGAAACCCGGTAAGCCTAGAAAATCTGTATGACGCAGACTAACAGCCAAGTACTAGAGTGTATCGACGAACTCACCAGACGTTCGCAGGCCCCTATACGCACATATGAACCGGGAGATACAAATGCTTGGAATCAGAAAGCTTTCCATACCAGTCGAGCCAGATATAGATTGTTATTCGGAGGGAACCGATCCGGAAAATCCTTCGCAAATGCTGCTGAGGTTTCCTATTGGGCCACCGGAGAACATCCCTACCGACCCGTTAATAGTGTCCCAAATGAAATCTGGATTATATCCGTTGAGTACACCACCTTGGTTAAAGGAGTTTATAAACACCTGCTCAACCTGATACCTGACTGGCAAATGAAAACTCTTGGTCCCAATGTACCGGGGCATAGGTTACCATCTTTTATTGAACTTAAAAATGGGAGTCTTATAGTATTTAAATCCGCGAAAGGTGGTGACGCAAGGCAGAAATTTCAAGCAGCGGCAGTCGATCTAATAGTCATCGATGAAGAAATCGACGAGACGGCAATTGAAGAATTGGAGATGAGAACTCTCGATACTGGTGGATCATTCACCGTGTCGGCTACGTTGGTGGAATCATACGATTGGATATTAGAATGGCAAGACAGAGCGGAGAGCGACGATCCAGATTACTTTATAACTCGCTTAGAAACAGAGATTAACCCCCATTTGCACCACGCAACTGTCCAGAAAGTAAAGGCTAAACTTTCTCTGGAGGAACAGGAGGTGCGTTTAAAGGGCCTCGCTCGCCGCTCTGTCGGACTTATATATGATTTTAAGGACAAACACATTGTCGAAGACTTTCCAATACCATATGATTGGCCGAGATGGGTGGGCCTCGACCCCGGCATCAGGACTTTCGGAATTCTCTGGATCACAGTTGGACCCGAAGGCGAAGCGTACATTTACCGGGAAGCTTATCTACAGAATATGCCGCTTTATGAAGTGGCTATGCTTGTTAAAGAATTAGAGGGATACAAACTTGACAAAGCTCTCACGGAACAATTTGACCATTTTGTATGGGAAGAAACTGAACGTGCTGAACACATTGTCACTCGTATCATTGATGATAAGCGTGGTAGTCGTCTCATTACTGGCGATGAGGGTGTCCTGGACCAACTCTATAACCGCTACGGTATTGCTTGTATACCTGCTGATAAAACTAAGAGACCCGGTATTGAAGATGTACGATATTGGCTTGAACACGGACTGCGAGTGTTCCGTAGCTGCGAAAAGTTTATCTGGGAAATCAAACGATATCGAGTAAGAACCAACAGGGTAAAGAAGGATAGTAATGAACCTATAGATGAGCCGATGAAGAAGGACGACCATTTAATGGACTGTATTCGATATCTTGCAAGGGAGCAACCTAAATGGAATGATAGACTATCACTTCCCGTGACCATCCACCCTACGTTGGGTGGTAAAGATTCTATTGCAAGACAAATTAAAAAGCGAAAGGAGAGAGCTAGGGAACATGAGTTCCTAGGTTCACAATTCTAATGGAACCGAAAATTGTTATAGGGGTAACTACACTCCAGTACTCAAAATGGATGGTAGATAGTTTATTAGATTTAACTAATACAGGACAATGGGCGGGTTGGGTTATACCAGAGTGTAGCCTACTACCACAATCTAGGAATGCTTGTATCAGAGAAGCTTATATAAAAGTACCTGATTTCACACACTTACTTTTCATTGATGATGACATGTGTGATTTCAACGTAAACCATGTGGCGAAAATGTTACATGACGACCTTGATATAGTCTCTGCATTATGTACTAACCGTGGTAAACCTTTTAAGATAGTTTCATTTTTAAAAGATGACATAAGTGACAAGCAAGTTTTAGAAGCGATACAAACGGGCGAAGTAAAGGAATGCAATGCTTGTGGTATGGCATTTACACTTATTAAACGAGAAGTATTTGATAAGCTCAAAGAGGGGCCAGATGATAAACCGATTTGGTTTACTTTGGACCGAGATCCTAGAGAAACTTGGCCAGAAGAATGGAAAGAATTTGAAACAAGGAGTTTAAATGGAGACGTCTTTGACCGGGCGACTGTTAAAAGACTAATCTATAATGCCCAAGAGATGGGGCGTACTGCTCATATAGGGTCTGAGGCTTTAGGAGAAGACGTAGTTTTTTGTCGCAAGGCTCGTAGATTAGGTTTTAAATGTTGGACTGATTGCGGAGTTTCTGTTGGTCACATAGGATCAAATGTTTATGATTTTAGGTATGCTTTTATGGCAGCCGCTGCTGCTGTACCCGAAGAAACGAAACCCCTTAAACTTGTAGGAGTAGAAGATGATGACACTGTGTGAATTTATCCAAAATTTAATTGCCCCTTTTGAAGATTTGATTAAGCAAATTTTAGCAATCTTTGGTTTATAAGATGACAGACCCGAATGAAATAATCGCGATGCTGGTTAAGCAGAACGAAGATCGGTACCAGGATTTAATGAAGATAACCGAGAAACTGTTCGGTCTGGTAGATGGTCATGCAAATATGTCTGCTCAATTGATGAGTCTGATGATGCCCGGTCCACCGACGCAGTCGGTGGACCCGCAGGACTACGAAGACCCGGCTATGTCCGGCGGAGTTAACGATTGAATAATCCACATCTATATGACGTGAAGAAGGGTAAGAAGGGGTCCGTTACAACTTTTGTAACGGGAGCTTTCTCCGATCACGTCAATTATATGCGTTCTAAACACCGGTCTTGGGCTCTAAACTTAGCTTGGACTAAGGGTCACCAGAATTGTGATTATAATCCTAAGACAAATGCGTATAATAAATTGCCAACTCAAACATGGCAATCTAGATTAATTTCTAATCTGATGCTCCCGATTGTTAGGAACAATGTTTCTAGATTTTTATCAATTAATCCAGTTTGGGACATGGTTCCTGCAACTCCGGATGAAGAAGATCTACAAATAGCGGACATTAGTAAATCTATATTAACACACGAATGGCATAGAATGAACATGCTTCAGAAATTGATGCGTGTTTTATTCTGGCAGTCTACTTGTTCCTCTTCGTTTCTTAAAATAGGGTGGGATGCGGACTCTGGAGACAGTATAAAAGTCCCCAGCAGGGATATAGATGAAGGCTTACTCAACCAGTACCTGGAAATGTCAGGTATAGCCATTGTGCCTGATGAGCTTGATCTACAAACTGGAAATGTTTTCGCAGAGCCCATCCCACCTTTTAATATATGTGTTGATCCCTTAGCATCTGTACTGGAAGATACTGATTATATAATTGAAACCCAGATAAGATCTAAAGATTCCATTGTAAATGATCACGGTAATAAATGGAAAGATAAATTAGGTGAAACTAACGAACAACAGATTCTCCTTCATCCATATGTATTCAATGAAGATGAACCGGTGCCTAAGACTGGTGTAGTAACTCATGAACTTTTCGTACGAAGTACAAAAAGATTCCCCAAGGGTTTATATTGTTTAATCGCTGGTGAGGAAATACTGGTTGCCCCTAAGGATTTACCATATGATCATGGTATGTTACCCTATGCACACTTCCTTGAGATATACGAACCAGGATCATTCTGGGGTACTTGTTCTGCTGAACAGGTGAGACCCAACCAAGCTAGATACAATAAGATACAGTCTGTAATTACGGATTGTATAAATAAGATGGGTAAGATCCAGTGGTTGAATCCTACACAGAGTGGTATACAAGATTTTACAAATGCTCCTGGTGAAGTATACAATTATCGTCATCCGTTTAAACCAGAACAGACTAAACCTGCTAATATCCCCATGTATATGTTAAATGCATTGGAAGGTGTACGCAGGGATATGCAAGATACAGCGAGTTTCCATAATGTCAGTCAAGCTCAGGGTGAGCCAGGAGTACGATCAGGTCGTGCTATCATGGCGTTGCAGGATGCCGACGATTCCATTCATGGTGCTGGGATGCTTTGGCTCGATCACTCCCTTAAAAGAACTGGAGAACTCACCCTTCGGACGCTTAATCAGTACGCCACCGAAGAACGTATTATCCAGATTACAGGAGAGTTCAATCAATTAGAAACTCTCACATACACAGGAGCTATGCTTGAGGGGCAAAATCCTGGAGATTATTTTAACGTAAGAGTTCAGACTCATACACGTAATAGTATGTCACGTGTGGGGCGTGAGTCGTTGATAATGAATCTAATGCAAGCTGGTATCATGGACCCTGAAAAGGACCGTAAGGTCGTTTTACAGATGCTTGGTATGGCTGATACAATGTCGATGTTTGATGAACTTGACGTTGATAGAACTAGACAATGGAAAGAAATTCAACAGATGGAGGCCGGCCAGGAGGTCGGCGTGATGCCTAATGAGAATCATGAGATTCATAAAGAAGTCATTACTAAATATTTAGCAGGAAGCAGAAGGGAGAAACTAAGTCCGGAAGCATTGAAGTTGATTCAGAAGCATATGACTCAGCATATGGAAATGGAAGTAATGGAAGCTCTGCAACAGCAGATGATGGTTCAAAAATTTATAGGAGATTCAAGTGGCGGAACAGCCCAAAACAGAGGAAACGGAAGTCAAAACAGAAGCCCCAGCAGAGGATCAGGAGCAAGTAACACAGGAGTCAACACAACCCAGTGAACCGCAGTATATCCCTATTCCTAATTTAGGCGAGGGTGGTGGACATACTCAAATGACCCCTGAAGAAGTTATGCGGTACGCGACGTATGGTAAGTATAAGCACGATCAAGAGCAGACTGAGGAAACCGTGGCAACTGAGAAGAAAGAGGAAGAAGTGAAAGCCGAGGAAACCACGGATGAGAAGTACGAGAGATTACAAAAGGAATTCACAACTCATAAGGCAGAGGTTAAGCGTAAGGATGATCTCGCAAGTTTTAAAAATGAGATGACTGACGTGTCAAATAGTTTTGAATTCTTGAAAGAATTCCCTGATTTGGCTAAGGGTGTGCAGTCACAAGCAGCTTCATTGATGGCGATTAATAATCGGCTAACAATTAAAGATGCTATGACTCAAGTAGTTGAAGAACGTACAAATTTTATGAAAGCAATTGAAGAAAAACATCAAAATAAAAGACATGCAAATACAAAGACGTTTGCTAGTGTAAATAAGGTACAAACCGGAGTGGCCGGTAGTCCTAATATAAATTCAGAGAAACCTTATACCGGACAAGATGTGAAATCCGGTAAGTCACGTGCTGATGTGGCAGAGTTTCTACGAGAAATGCAAGGAGATTAACATTGGCTGTACTAGGTCTACAAACTGGTAGTTTTGGGGACATCCTCAAGACACGATATCTTGACCCAATTAATGATGAAGTGGTCAGAGCACATGTTCTGTTGGACAGGTTGGAAAAGAATAGTGAAGATGTGAGTGGTGAATTTGCTCATATCCCATTGATTGCTGGACGTAACCCGGCTGTGGGTTCTCGTACAGATACCGCTGGTGGTGGACCGAAATTGCCAGCACATGGTGCTCAGACATATGATCGTGCAACCTTTACTATGGGATTGCATTACGGTCGTGGTTCTGTGTCAGGTGCCATTCGGCGTAAGTCCAGGGATAAGGCTGGTGCATTTGCAGAAGCTCTTGATCTGGAAATGAAGGGTCTTATGCAAAGTCTGCCGGATGATCTGAACCGTCAGGTTTGTTCATTGGGTAATGGTCGTGCGGCAACATTCATTACTACACAAGCGGATAGTTCTGTGCTATTGTGTGATAATCGTGATCAGTTTACCCTTAAGGTTGGTGATCGAGTTCATCATGTTGATATCACTGATGCTAATGATTGGCTACCGCTCGCTGGTGGGGCTACTGTAAGTGATATTGCATTCGACACTGCTGCTAATACTAATACTGTAACTTTGTCTGCGACTATCGGTGATAGTATGACTCCAGCTGCTGGAGCTTTGTACTTTGGTGGAGGTGGTACTGCTAATCTTACCGCCGAAGATAGCTCTCATGGTCAGGAAATTTATGGTATCCCTGCTTTGGTTGACGATGGTGATGTTGGTGCTGATGAAACTATTGTAACCGAAGCCACTGAGATGTTGACGGCTAGTGTTGCATCTGTAGGTGGTATTACTAGGAGTTCTAGCCCGTTTTGGCAGGCTAAGGTTTATCATAATCCTGTTAGTGCTGGTACTCGTAGACCGCTCACCCAAAAAATACTCTTTGAGGCTCATCTCTATGCGACCGCCCAAGGTGGAGCAAATCCTAAGGGTATGGAACTTTATATGAGCCCGAGTATTTGGGGAACCCTTGGTATGATTCAGGTGGGTTCTCGAATTTATAATGATTACAAGAAAACGGTTGAGATGGGTTGGGAGTATATTGAAGTTAATGGCTCCAAAGCTTTCTATGATCGTGACCTTCCGCGATTCTGCATGTTCTATCTGAATATGGAATCTATTTTCTTGCTCACTCAGGGTGGGTATGAGATGATTGATGATGATGGGAATGTACTTCGAGTGATCGCGGGTGGTGGTCGTGATGCCTGGGAATTTAGTATCCAACGAGACTGTCAGGTGGGTATTAAATCTGGGCGTCGTCATGTCAGAGTCAATGACATTGAAGAGACCATGACAGTCCTTGGAGCTACTCACTAATGGGAATTAGAGACTCTCATATTGATTGGATGCGTAAACGGTTATGGTTAAATCCGTATACCATGATGGGTGTACAAGGTAACGAAGCTACTACTGGTGCAGCTCATGTGGCTTCATGTGATGATCTTACAGAACTTGTTGATGAGATCAGCGATTTTGGTTTTCCGGGTGTAATTCTAACCGCTGATGGCAAATACATCGGTGGTTATGTTCCGTGTCCACATGATCTTGATCCTAAATTTGAAGTGGGTTTCCAAGTTCATTGGACGGGTGATGTCACAGGGTCCACGGCTGAAGTTACTTGGATTCTTTTACAAAATGCTGTAAAACGTGGAGTTGTATTGGCTACGCCGACCGCAGCTCTTGATACGGTTCTTGTTTCTGACCCTAATAGTGATGCTGATGGTGACGCTGCTGCTACTGATTATCTTTATCAAGTGTCAGATAGAGGTATTAGAAATAGTATTGGGTTGTCAAGACCCAATATTGAAGAGGGTGCCTTAATTACTCTTCAACTTGAACAACAGTCTGCAACTGCTGAAACCGCGATCATTCTTTTAGGTATCATGATGGACTATATGCCGATGCAAACACAAGGAATCGGTAACAATACAATTGGACCGTTGTCAGCATGATAGTTGATAGCCTTAAAAGATATGACTCTAGTCTGTATGGTCTTGGTGGCAAAGAGCCACCTAAGAATGTAACCGATGCTTTGCATCGGATAGACAAAAGATTAGAGGCTATCTGGAACAGTGATGACAAAAGGTGGGAGTTATATATAGTTAGTCAACCGGGGGTCTCTCCCGGAGATGACCAGTTAGAGTGGCAGAATTCTGCACCGACACTGGGAACTAATATAACTCCCGCCATCGCTGTTTGGCTTAAAAAGTTTGATAAATCTAATGGTGGGTTTATGGATAAGGATGACATGACCCGAGAATTTAAATTAGGTTTATTTGAAGGTTTTGATAACCAAAAGAAAATTAAACAAAAGCGAGCCGACGAGTGGTCTTATCGGATGCGGGATGTTGTTAATTTTGCACAACGTGCAGCATTTGGTACAAAGCAAGTGGTGATGCCTGGGCCTGTTGTTGGGGAAATAGGTGGTAAGAAGATCAGGATGTATCCTAAAAACCCGTATAGGAGTATTATAAGTGGCTAATATTTTAGACTGTCCTGCCGATCCTCGGGTACCTGGGTGTCATCAGGACTACAAGCAAATAAGGACTGGGTCAGGTACAGTAGTTGCTAATGCCTCTACACTTGCTGGTTGGGTAAATATAGCTAGTGTACCTTTAATTGGTATTTGGGTAAGACACACAAAGGGATCATTAACATCGGCATCCGTCCAAGCTAGTTTTGCCCAAAGTCTCGAAGGTACGGAATACTATTATGGTGCTGGATCATTTGCGGATAACGATTTAAGTATTGAATTAGTTACTCCAGGAATTTATGAATGGATTATGACTGGAAGTGCTAATAGAATTATCCCAATCATGAATCCTGGTGCTCCTTGGATGGCTATATATACAACATCTGTAGGGACAACAACAAGTTCTTGGATGGAACTTTATGTTTCTAGAAATTATGGAATTGCTAATCCTATAATTATCCCGGATACGAATCCATAATGGCCTTAACCGCAACAATCGTAGCTAGTCGTGTCTCTGGCATGACACCCTTGGCCGTTTTCTTCGAGGCAACAGCCAGCATAGATGCCGTTGGCAATAAGATCGGCGATTCTGGCGGCGGCAACGGTCTGCTCAATTGTGATATTGTCGAATATCATTGGGACTTCGGCGACGGAACAACTGCAACTGGGTTCGTTGCAGCCCACGTCTTCGAGCCGTCCGGTGATGCTGGTGCAAACGGTGAGCCTAGCGGTGCAGGTGGTAGTTACACAGTAACGCTCACTGTTACAGATTCGAGTGACAATACCGATACTGATACAGTTGGCATCACCGTCGATGCGTTCGCGGGCACTACATATTATGTTCGCTCTGACGGCAATGATGCCAATG